TTTAATACCGCCACGCAAGACAACTCCGAGCCGTATCCTTTATAATAACCATTCGGGGTTAACCCTCTAAAACGTTTTGATACATCAAGCGCGAATAATTCGGCTTTAAAATTTGATGCGCCTTGAAATGTTACGGGTTTAGGCATTTTTTTCGCCTCCTTTTATTATTTCGGTTAAAAGTATTTTTTTAAAACCGAGTTTTATTTTAACATTTTTTCCGCTACCGTTAAACGAAGTTGTTTTTTCGCTTATCGGGAGCGTTTTGTATAGTTTATTGTCATAATATAACCCGACTTTTGCGTAAAGTTTATAATTGTCAAAATCTAATGGGTCGCGAGTGATACTGTTATCGATAATAATATTATCGACATACTTGCTATTTGCAAGTTCATAAACGGCGTCGAATTGTGCGTCGACAAGGTATTCCGCCTCAAATATTTTTTGTCGGACAGGATATATGCGCCCGCTTATATCGCCCTCGTCGTCACTTTCGACGATACTATTGTCGGTAGTCCGATAATAATAAACTTTTGCGATTTCGGACGGGTCGCCCGTGGCTGTTTCGGGGTCATATTTAATCGTTGCAACCGTTTTGTTTGTCGCGCTTGATGTCGTCGTCAACTCGTGTATAAAGTCGTTTAAATCGACGTCGACGGCTTGAGTATTCTTTACAAACGTAAAAATAATTTTGCCCGCCGTTTCGCTGTATTCGCTTTCAATGTTGTATTCATAGTATTTTAAATAACATTTTAAAAACGAATAAGCGTTTATAATTTCAAATTTGCCTTGCAATGAGCCGTAAACGTCGGTTGTATCCGTGTTGTCGGTCGGAATAACGACCTCGACGGGTATTTTGCAAAACGCAACATCGGCGGAATTAAAAACAAGTTGCTTTATTTTGGTAAAAATTGCTGATAATCGCCCGTCAAAACTACTTTCCGACGTGTAATCGAGTATAATTTCGTTATCCCAAAGAGTTATAAAATCGAGCCCTTTTATCGCGCATTTGTTACCGTCGGGAGTAATTCCGTTGACAAAGCAAGCATATTCATAATTTCCCGACTCGTCGTTTAATACGGCGACTTTTGCGTCGTTTATATCAACATCGGATACGCCCTCGGCATTAAAAGAGTCGGGGTCGTAAACGCGGATTGTTTTATCGTATGTGACGTTATCTACGTTTGTTATGTGGTTTTGATTTTCGTCGTATAATGCAATATACATTTTGCCCCCTAATCGTACATATAACGGCGTATGGATAATTGTATTTCTATACTTGAATATTCCGTTATGTTGGTTACAAAATTATATACGCCCGACGGAAGGTATAAAAACGACTGTTTCGATTTATCCGTCATAAAATAGCCGTCTTCTATTGTACCGTTATCACGAGTAATCGTGATTTTTTTATTTTTTGGGTCTATTTCTATTTTCCCGTTAAGCGCGCCCGCATTAGGAAAAAGCATTTCGGACACAAGGTCGCCGCCGAGGGTTTCAATGCGAAGATTTAAGTTATAAATACTGCCCGCTGTTATAGTTATCTTTATTTCGGCGGGCAAGAAAAAGTCGTTTCGTATTTCGCAATAATTTGCAAATTCTTTTTCGTCAAAATTTATCGGAAAAGATAACGGAAACGCCGCGCCGACATAACCGTAACCGACGCTCAATCGGTTTTCAGCAATTTCGTAATAGTACGATTGTCTTTCAAGAGTAAGCGTTTCACAAAAAACGCCCTCGGGCGATATTTCGCTTTTAGTTATAGATTTAAAAACAACATCGCAAAATTTATCCGTTATGCCGTCGTCGTATTCAAACAAAAAAGTTGTTTTTCCGCATACGCTTAAAAAGTGTAAAAAACTTTTATAATTACAATATCCGTTTGTGCCGTCGGCGTTAAAATATACTTTTAACTCGATAGGCTCGAAGGACGGTTTTATATTTGTAATGTGTTTGCCTTTTTCGCTTTCTTTATAGGATATATCAAACATATTACCAAGACCCGACGGGTTGGTTGCAAGCGCGGAGGGGTTGTTTAAATCAAACGATGTCGATTTATCCGCTGTATGTAAGTAAAATTTTCGCATTACATCGCCTCCGCAAGTTTGATATTGATTTGACGCACAAGGTCGTCGACGTCGACGTGCTCGGCATAATTTTGTATAGTTACCGTTACGTTTTGCGTTTTTTCGGTTTTGCTGTAATCGTAATTATATACATCACCGACAACGCCACTCGTATCTACGGTGTCGTATGTGTTTGTCGGGGAGTCTATGTCGGGCGCGGTCGAAGTTGTCGATGTTTCGTTTATAACGCCTTCGACGTCCGATAGATTATCGACCTCCGACGTGTCGAGCCTTAACTTAACGTCGGCAATATGGTCGATGTTTACGCCGAGCCAACCGAGGGCGGCGTTTACGCCGTCAATAAGGGCGTTAAGTATGCCAATAACAAAGTTTACCGCGTCTTCGACCCACCCCAAAACGAGGTTGACGATAAACATTACGGCTTTCATAACGCCGCTTACGACCTTACCGAAAACCTCAAATAAAGGGGTAAGCCAACCGAGCAACGTGCCGATAAGTTGCAAAGGCACTTTAAGCGCGTTTAAAACGACGTTTAAGGGTATCAACGCGACGTCCATTAGAGGCGTCAATAAATTAAAAATTACCGTTATAATATCAAAAAGCGGTTGTAATGCGTCGGTAATAAGGTTTATAACGGTCGCAAGTTGGTCGCCGATAAGCGTAATAATCGGGGTTAAAAGTTCCATAACCTTATTGATAAGACCGATTATGACGTCAAGTATGGGTTGTAAGGCTGTACCGAGCGTGCCGACAAGGTTATTTATGCTATCGCGGAAAGACTCGCATTGCGTGTACAAAATCAACAAAATTGCCGCGATTGCCGCAATAATTAAAATTATCGGGTGCGCCTCAAGCGCGGATAATGCCGCGCCGAGTTCGGGCAAAACTTTTATTACGCCGCCGACCGCCGTTATTACCTTGCCGATACCTAACGCAAGCGGAGCAAGGGCGGCGACGACTAATAACGCTTTTATCGCAAATTCTTGTTGACCTTCGGTTAAATCGCTAAACCAACTCGAAAGTTTTTGTAATTTCGGTATGATGTTTTGCTCGATAAAGTTTGCGAATTTTTCAAAAATCGGCAATAACGACGTGCCGATTTGTAAAGCGATATTACCGAGTTTTGTATTTATTTCGTTTAAAATATTATCAAATTCGGTAAGGGCGGCAACTTGTTCGTTTGTAAGCCCGCCGAGTTCGTCGTATTCTTCACAATACGCGGCGATTGCGTCCGTACCCGCGTATATCATAGGCAAAAGATTATTTGCGAGTTTGTCGCCGAAAATATCGTTTGCCGCGGCAACCATTTGCGTCTTATCGTTCATAGACGCAAGGGCGTCGACTATCGCGTAAAACTGCTCCTCCGAGCCGTCGAGCGCGTCAAAGTCAAGACCTAATCTTTGTAACGCGGCGGACGCTGTGGACGCCGTACCCGACGCGATGTCGGCAATAGCCGAGCGCACTTTTACCAAGCCTTTATAAACACTCTCGGCGTCGACGTCGGTTTGTAACGCGACGTAATTAAACTTTTGTATTGCCTCCGCCGACGTGTCGTACTGCGTCGCAAGCGTGGCAAGTTCGTCGCCCGTTTTTATTGCTTTGTTGCCAAGCGCGCCGAGGGCGGCGACGCCCGCGGCGGAAAGGGCGGATATAGGCGTTAAGGCTTTACCGACGCCCGTAATTGAATTGCCGACGTCGGTAAACTGTTTTGATAAGTTATTAAATTTTATTTTATCGAGGTTTTCAAGCGTTTTTTTAAGTTCAACGCTTTTTGCCTCGGTCTGCGTAAGTTCGGTTTGTAGTTTTCTATATTCGGACGTATCAACGTTGCCCGATTTTTCGAGTTCTTGCAAGCGCAAACGCAAGCCGTCGGCGACCGCCGCCGTTTCGTCAATCGCTTTTTGGGCGACCTCTTGCGCCCGCCGCAACGTTTCCTCGTTGTATTCAAATTTTAAGGATTTTTGAAGGGCGGCGAGTTCGGATTGCGACGCCTTTGCGTCTTTTTTCAATTCCGACATTGCCGACTTAAATTGTGTTGCGTCTGCCGCTATTTCAACGGTTAAGCCCCTTATTGTGTCCGACATATCAGCCGCCGCCTCCTTTTAAAAATTTTACGGCGTCGTTACCGCTTATATCGCGGTATTTTACGCCTTTTTTTCTGTTTGCAATCTGTTTTTGGTTGTGGATTGCTTGCCTGATGTCTGCGATGTCGAGCGATAACAACAAAACGTAAAGGTCGTTAAAATGCAACCTTTGTATTAAACAATCTTGTATTTTATGCTCGACGCACTTTTGCAAAAGTCGAATTGCCCGCGGCATAGCGAGGGCGGTATTTTCGTCGGGTATGGACGACATCTTTTTCCATACCCGATATAGCCGCTTTAATTCTTCGCTATGCTCTACGAGTTTTTTGCCGATACCGTGCTCGACGATAAAACCAAATTGAAAATAAACTTGATTTTTTCGATAAGCCTTTCAAGGTATCCGCCGCCCGTTAAGTCGAACATTTGACAAAACGACTTAAAGTCGGGTATTGCGTCGCCTTCCATAAAGCAATACAACGCTTTAAGGTTTGATAAGACCGACGCTTTATCTTCGAGTTTGCCGCTGTTTCTTATGCGTTCGATGTACGCAAAGAGCGTTTCTTTTTGGGCGTTGAAAGGAAAGTTTCTTTCCCACCTTTCCTCGGCGAAAATCGAAGTGTCAATCGTTACGTCGATATTTTTTTCGACGGTAACGAGTTCGCCTTTTTCGTTGATTGATTTTTCGACAACGGGTAAAGTCGTTTTTATCATAGTTTCACGCTCCTATTTTTAGGGGTTTGACGGCGCGGGCATACTCGGCATTATAACCGTGTCGCCGAAAGTTGCGTAACCGCTGTCGGACGGGGTAACGGTCTGTTGCCAACAGTAAACGATATTACCGTTTGCGTCTTTATAATCGTCACCGCCGCTCGTTTTTAACACAACGCCGTTGCATACGAGCGGGTAAACAAACTCGCTTTCGTTCACTTCTTCGGTCGTTTGGTTGTATTCTTCGGAAGGGCGAGTCGGCGAGGTTACGCCGTAAACCATAGTTTTTGCCGTATATTTTTTGCCGTCTTCGTCGTATGCCTCGGTTTCAAAATAAATAACGTGTTCAATGTTATTTATCTGCCTTATTTCGGCGAGTCCTTGCGCCGTCTGTATCTTACGCCCCATCGCTATCTCGTAAGCCTCGCAAAGCGTGTTGAGTGTAAGTTCAAGATTTTTTTTGCGTTCGTTGGTAAGACCGAGAATACGGCGACCGTCGCCGAATATATCCTTTGTCGTCCCGTCTATCGACGAGGCAAATTTTTTCGACGAGCCAAAGGATACAAACGACCCCCAACTATTACCGCTTTTAGTAGAGTATTTTGCATTTTTGATATTAAAACGCACGAGTTCTTTGTTTTCCATTTTTTTATTTACCTCCGTTAAGGGTTGATTTTATCGCGTTATAAATCGCGGTTTCGTTCGAGTCAAAACATTGTCTTATAAAGCCGTAATGCGGCGACTTTTCGGAATACTCAAGGACGTTTGACAACGGCACGTCTTGCCGCGCCTCGCCCTTGCCGCCGCCCTTCGTTTTTCGGTGTACGTCGCTACTTGCAACGCGGGTATTTCCGACATAACGGCGGTCGGCATATTTGTCTTTAATCTTCCACGATTGCGCCATTTTACCCGTATCACGGGGCGTTGCGCTTTCGACGGCGGATTTAAAAACCTCTGCGCCCGCTTGTATCGCTTTTTGTCTTTGCTGAAAATTCGCGTGCAAATATTCGTTTAAGACGTTTTCGAGTTCGGCGGGTAAGTTTTCAATGCTCGTCGCTACCTTCTTCGACATCTTCGGTTTCGACTCCTATAAACCTAAATTCGACGTTAATACCGCGATAATTTGTATCGACGTCGGGTAAGTCGCTTTCGTCGTTCGCAATTAAAAAACGCTCGTCGGCTAAAAAAGCCGCCTTAATTGCCTTTATCCTTGTCGCCGCGTCTTTGACCCGCGTATCGGTTTTGTTGTACCCGTAATAATAATTTACATCGACAAAATATTCCGTCCGATATGCCTTGCCGTCGCCGTAAGTCCGCCCGCGGGAGGATACAACGCGATAAATAACGTACTCGTCGTTATTTACCGTGATACTATCCGCCGACGGTGCAACCGCGATTGTGTCCGTTTCAATACGTCTTATATGGTGCGATAATACGCCGTCGGTAAGCAAAACGCCGTCGAGGATTGTTTGCACAATTTCTCTTATTTTCATTTTACCGCCCGCCTTTTTACTTGAAATTCAAGCATTTTATTTTCTTCGGCATAATTATCGACCGACGAGGTAAGTTCAAACGTATGCTCGGCGTCGGTCAAACCGTGTTTGTAGACTCGTACTTGCTTTTTTCTTAAAGCGTCGTAAACCGCTTGCACAAAAGGCAATCGGACGCGGGCGGGGTCTTGTATCCCGTCGGCTTGCTGTTGTATCGCTTGCGCGCCGAAGGAATTGCGCCACTCGCAATAAAAACAATCGGTCGTAATATCCGCGCCGAGGGCGTCTTGTCCGATAACCACCGTTAATAAAACGTAAGTTGTCGCCGACGTTCCTTGTCCGCCCGTATATACGGATTGCGGCACTCCGAATTTAATCAAAGTGCGCGTTTCTCTAACCGTTGTTTTCATTTTTGCCCCTCCGCAACTGTGCAATAAGCGATACAATCAAACCGTCCTTTTTTACGATTGCGTTGTCGTCGCCCTTGTCGCGTGCGTCCGCCCATATCGTTTTAACGACATAGGCGGAGTGCGTTGTAAGTTTTGCGGCGGGCACGCCCGCGGCGGTCATAAATTCGACCGCCTCGTCGATATACCCTTGCACTTCTGCTTTTTTCGCGGCGTCGCTACTAAAATAACCTAACTTGTATAAAATTTTATCGACTTCGGTTGTCGGTGCTGATGTTGGCATAATATACCTCGATTATTATTTATAACGCGCCGCAAAAACGCGATTTATTAGGACGCGGCTTTTATGATTTTCATAAAGCCGTTATACATTGCGGGAGAGCCGCCGACCATTTCGGACGCCTTAAACGCAATCATACCTTCCCCGAACTTGTATTCGGTAGACTTTACGACTTCGGCGTCGGTAAAGCGGGCGAGTTCGTAACCTTTGAGTTTGCCGTACAAGATGTAAGGCACGCCGTCGGCAACGGTCGCATACGGCGAAAGTTTGCTCGTGCATACGAAAGGTATGCCGTTTATCGTTCCCGTATTGCCGCGGAGTACGATTTCGTATGCGCGGCGTTTGTCCGCGCCTTTGACCTTTGCAAACTCTTTAAGGGTAAGTTTGTTAAGGATAAGGGTTGCGTCGTCCTCGACATTTTCGTCGCCGCCGTAATCGAAAATAATCTTATCGAGGGTATTTTCGTCGACGGTTGCGATAGTCTGCGTCTGGTTTGCGTCGATTATATCCGTACCCGCGTTAAGGATACCGAGGAGTTGACCGCTACCCGACCCCGCAAGGATTTGTCCGATTTCTTTCTTACGGAGCGCACCTTTGACCGCGGCGATAACTTCTTTTTCGTATTTCGCGGCGGGCAATTTTTCCGCCTCTTCGGATATTTCTGCATAAGCGGTAATTTTTACCTTGTTTATGGTGGCATAACCGAAGGTCGGCTCGGCTGTCGTATAAGTGCCGCCCTCGGCGGTTATACCGCCCTCGCCGATAGTCTTCTCGAAAGGCTTTTTATAAGACTCCGCACCGCTACCGACCAAATCGGCGTTGTTGACAAGTTTGTCAAGCGTGCCGACCTGTTCAAAGGCGGGGTTGATTTTGTCGCTTGCGACCGTGCCCGTTGCCGTGGACGAAAGACCGACGGAGCGTTTTTCAAAGACTTCGAGCATTACTTTTTCGCCGTTTTTAAGGGCTTTTGCGCGGTTCTCGAGTTCTTCTTCGGCTTTCTTGCGTTCTTCTTCGGTTTTCACCGCCGCGCCGTCGTAAAGGTCTTTTTTACCGCCGTTGGGCTTTCTTGCGGCTCTTTCTTCGTCCGCCTTTTTCTGTTCGGCGGCTTTTCTTTCTTCTTCGTCTTTTTCGTCCTTCTTTGCCTCTTCGATAGCAAAGTTAAGGCGTTCGATTTCGGCGCGGATTTCCGCAAAACGCTCGGCGGTTATATTGCCTTTAAGTTCTGCGAGTAATTTTGCGCGTTTTTCCTGCAATTCGTTCATTGTTTTTGTTCCTCCAAAAATAAAATTTTTTCAATTTCAAGCCTTAAAGCCGCTTGCGCTGTTTCCGCCGCCCGTTTTTCGTTATCCAACGCGGCGGCGCGGGCGTTATCCAACGCCTTTTTTTCGTTTTCCAACGTGCCCGCCGAGCGTGCGTGTATCTCGGTTTGCGGATACGCGCCGTCGTTCACGGCGGAAAATTCCGCAATCTTCGCGATTTTGGTTATTCTTCTTATCGGCATAGGTTTATCGAGGTCGCTCCATTCGTCGCCCTCGACGACTATGCCAAAGCGGAAAGACATATCGTCGATGTCGCCGCGGATAATTGCCGAGCATAATTCCCGTGCCGTCGAATTGTTTTCGACGTCGAGTTGCGTTTTCATTTTTACGCCGTGGTCGTCGATTTCAATATCCATTGTCGAACGCTTGCCGCGTCTGTGCCTTGCAAGCGGTATCATATCGTCGTTATGATTTATAAGGAATTTTACGTCGGTTATATCTGCGTCGTCGCAAGCGTGCGGGGCAATCTCTTCGTAAAAAAGGTCGCCTATCGAGGCGCGCTCGTTAAAAACAATCGGGTATCCGTCGACAATACCTTTTACCGCGTCGATGTGCGCGGCGTGGTTTGACGCCGTGCGTATTTCGTAATAAGGGGTTTTATTCGGTATCATTGTTGCCTCCTTTCGTTTTTGCTGTTGGTTTTTGCCCGTTCGCCATTGTTGCCATTTGATATTGATTTGCAATATTTACGTCGATGTAATTCAACGATACGCGGGTTGGCTCGCCGTCGGGCTCATATCCTAACAACTCGCGGCGTTCGTCACGGTTTAATAATGCGTCGTCTTTGGTAAACTCCGCTATTTGTTGGCGGCGCGCAATCGACAACGATTGCACGAGTCTATCGTAAAACTTTATACGGTTGCCGTATGCTATCTCGCGGGTCGTAAAAAGTGTTATTTTCATTGCCTCGGTTATTTCGATAAGCAAAGGCTCGACCGCGGTTTGATAAAAGGCGTTGTATTCTTCGTCGGTATATTTACCGAGGTATATCGGCAACGATACGCCAAAAAGTGATAATATCTCGTCGCGGATAAACGACGATATGTTTGTCGGAATATCCGCGGCGTTTATATTTACGGGCGTAAAGTCGCTTTCGTAATCGGTTACGACAATGCCGTAATCGCTGTTAAGTAAATGATTTTCAAACTCCTCGCGTGATACTTTTTGTCTGTCAGCGTCGGCAACGGTTTTCATTGTCAAAACGCCTTTAAGCGATAACGCCGCTTGCATATTTTTCGGTATCGACTCTTTTACAACGTGAAGGGTTTGCAAGTTCTTTAATAATTCGGTGTAATCACCGCCGCCGTTAGCGTCGCCACCCAAAAACTCGTTACGTCCGTATTCGTGGCGTATATGTATAACGTCGTCATACGGCAAGTCGAGCGTTATGCGGTCGTTTGACAATTCGACGCGCATTTCGTTATCTTGCGTATATAACTTAACGGTAACGTTGTCGAGCGGATAAAAACCGCGAGTAATGCGTCTTACATAGGGCGTGCCTTTTATCGGCACTTCGTCATAAGCCCAATAAATAAAGCAATTTTTATTTACGAGCGTTAAGTATGCAACTTTTTGTAAAAAATCGTGAAGGTTACAAAGGGCGTTTACTCTGCCCGCAAAAACGGCGTTTATGCTGTCGTCTTGCACTTCCACGCGGCGCGGGTTGGAGCGTTCGACAACCGATTTTATCGAACATTTTGCAACCTCGGTACAAACGCGGGTTATTGCCGTTTTAACGATGTCACTTGCGTGAATATCTCGCCCGAAAGACGTAAACAACGTTTTATTTTGACTTATAATTTGACTTAATCGGCGCGTGTTATCACCCCAACCGAGCAAATCAACGATTGCTTTTTTTAATGTCGACAAAGCGTCAAACCTCCTTTTATCGGTCGAAAAAACAAAAAATGGGTCGATACTTAATCTATACGCGGTAAACGTAAAGATTGAATATCGACCCACTTGTTTTTTGATGTGTCAAAAAATGGGGTACTCGCCCGTTTTGGGCGGATACGAAAATATTAAATTCGCTTACATTATAAATGACGCCCCGCCGATTGTCAATAATTTTTGTCAATTTTTTATTTGTCTTTTTTTTCGTCGGTTTCCCGCGGCAATGTAAACGTGTATTCTTGACGACATAACGGGCAATAATACGTTACGTTTATTACGCCGACGCGAGCGTCGTATTTGCCTAAAAGTTTTTTATGCACGGGGCAACGGATTTCGCGTTGATATTCCTTTTTTACGTCCATTTTACCCTCCGATTTTCTTTGTAAACGCCGATTTGCACTCGCGCAACGCGGCGAGGGCAATTACTTTCGACATCGTGCCGTCGATTTTATTGCCGATGTACCCGTCAATTTTGGTCGGCATAACAAAGCCGTTTTTGTTATGCTGTATCGCGGCGTTTCGCATATTCCAAATACAAATATCGTTTCGATTGTAATTGATATGCCGCGCCCGCAATTCTGCCTCAAACTGCCTTGTCGGTACGTTCAACGACTCGCAAGACATCTTTATTTTCGTTACGATGTCGTCAAAGTGCTTTTTTGTGATTTTTGCAAATTCTTTCGCGTGCCACTCGTCGTACCCCACGCGGTACGGTCTTATGTTATAATCTTTGAATACTTCCCAAATATACTCGGCAACAACGTCGTCGTCGATAACATTGCCGCTTACGACGCGGCAAAGCCCTTGTCGCTCCCACTCTTTGTAATTCTTCTTTTCGGGGTTGGTTGGCGAGTCGGTCGATTGTACGTCCGCCGCCTTCGCCTCGGTGACAAAATACATCGTGTGCATATATATAACGGGGTCATTCGGTTTTAAAAATAGGTGCGTACAAGCGCACAAATCGTTTGTTTCCGCAAGGTCGACGCCGACAATACAATACCTATCGCGGAAGTCAGAGAGGGCAAACGTGCCGTCGCACGCGATAATATCCGACTCACGCAACCACGCCGCCGCCGCGGATTGTTTTATATTAAAATCTTTTGCAAGTATAAAACCTCTATCCGCGCCGCTTTCTTGCGCCTTGTCGAGTTTATCCCGCAAATACGACTTTTTCTTTGCAATACCAACAAGCGGGTTTGATTTCTGCCACGTCGACTCGTCGTTCCATATTTCCGACTCGCTGTCTTGCGTGTATAACCATACCAACCACCGCGGGCGTGATGTTTCGCCGCGCAATACTTTTCGGGCGAGTTTTAATCTTTCGTCGAGGTATCCGTCGCGGACGATACCCTCGGTCGTAATTTCAAAGAATAACGGCTCGTCTTGCGTCGATAAAGACGTTATCAACGGCAAAATGGTCGAGGCGTCTTTCATTTCGTGTACTTCGTCCGCAATTACGGTCTTGAGGTTTCGACCTTCTTTTGCGCCGCCCCGCGCCGACATCTTCTTTATCGTGCCTTTGTTTTGGGCGGAAAACTTGCCCGTCTTTTTGCGCTGTCGGGGGTTGCCGAAGAAAATGCCTTTTATATTCTTGCGGGTAACTTTCGTTATTGCCCGCGACTCTTCCCGAAAGTTGTTGATACAATCGAAAATTAAACTTGCTTGCTCGTAATCGTTCGACGCGCACATTATCTTTTGCCCGCGTTCGCCGCAAAACCATTCGGCAAGGGCTAACGCCGCGGTAAAAGGTGTCTTGCCGTTCTTACGGGCAATAAATAATAAAACTTCTTGATATAAGCGCACCCACCGACCGCCGCCGAGGAGTTCTTCGTCAAAAATGAAAAACCCGAAAATCGCCTCGGTTATCGCTTTTTGAAATAATGCAAGTTTAAACGGCTTACCCGCAAAGGGGCTTTCAAAGTGTTTTATGTTTTTTTCGATAAAATCAATTCGTTTATGTGCGGGTTTTAGCAAAAAACGCACGTTATCGTTATTGAAAATATCTTGTATTAGTATTTCGAGTTGTGTTTTTAATTCGCGCCCGATTATAATATCACCGCGGCGGCAAGCCTTGTAATATTCGATAAGATAACTATGCCCGTCGGCGCGCTCTTCCGATAAGACCTCCCACCCCGCAAGCGGCGTAATATTCGGGTTTATAAGCCGCCAATCAATCGTTTTCGTCGTCGTCATAATCGCTTAACTCGTCGTCTTCGACAACGATTGTACCGAGCATATCTTTATTCAACTTTTGCATTGACGCCGTATATTGCGCCATATACTTTATACGGGCTTTACCCGCCGCCGTTTCTTGCTGATTATATGGGTTTTTCGGGTCATAAAGGATTGTCGGCAAATCTTTTATCGACTCAAGACAAGAAAATATCTCGGCGACCTTGCGTATCCATTCGTCGTTTATTTCGAGTTTGATTTCGTCAACGTTCGCTTTTTTATAAGCGGCAACGAGTCGGTCGTATTCTGCGGCGGCGATGTCGGCGCGGGTCTTTTTTGTTTTATTATCCTTTTTATCTGCCATTTTGAGCCTCTAAAAACTTTTCAAAACTTTTTCGTCAAAAAGTCAAAAAATCGGTGTGTGTTATAAATGCC